AGCCCAGGCGGAATCCCAGGCAGTTTGAGCCTGGGCCAGCGTAGCGTTAGGGTATTTCCTGATTTGACGCACCAGCCAGAACAAGGCTTCCTTGAGTTCAGGCCCAACATTGTCAAACTCTTTGCACCGTTTGCTTTCCCGTTGGATTGCGGCGATGACCGGGACCAGCCGTTTAACGATAGCATCCGCAATAACTGTTTCATTCTCGTTGCCAGTCCCCAACATGACAATATCGTTAAAATGCCACCCATCCAGGCCTACGGTAAACCGGCACTCTATCCCCCAAGGGCGGGGAATGATCTTATGGGTAAGGTAGGTGTAGCCTGGTATTTCCATTGATCCTCCTCTTAATAAACCAGTTCCATCACCGTTGAAACCACCGTGGCCACCGTCCCTGCGGCCAAGTTTGCAGCGCACCCCACTCGAACTACTCCGTCAGGAATGGACAACCCATTCGGGGTATAATCCCGCACAGGAGCTTCGGCCAGGGTGAGAATATTTCTCCAGGCCGTTATCGGAACGCCCACATAAATCCGTCTGGCAAGCCCGGCGGTTGTTCCGGCAGCACTGGAGGCATAGCGCAGGTTGTATTTCGTAGCACTCACCCCGGTCCCGGTCCCCCCTACCGCCCAATCAATCGGCGGATCGAACATGATGATTAATTCGCCCAACGCCCATTGAACCCCGACCCCTCTCGGAATATCAACGTGCATCCCGGTGGCGCCGATTGCGGTCCAGGCTGCTCCGTTCCAATACTCGAGTATTCCTGCCAGGGCTGCCCCTATTGTGGCCGTGGTAATATCGTAGGAAACCAGGCCGAAGGGATAGGTGCAGCCGATGATATGCCCGTCATTGATGGTCGTGGTGTTGATCGGGAAATCGTCCGCTCCGGCATCCTGGGCGTCAGTGGTATCGTCCGTCAGCGTGGTCCCTACCGCTACCCATTGGCCGGCTGTCCAGGCCGAATCCGGGAACAACCCGGCAATGCACATGCTCACGGTCCCCGCCGAAAGGTTTTGAAGGTAGGCCCGCATAATTTGCGAACCGGGAACCGTTACCCCCGCCGAAGCCGGAATGGTGTTTACCGCCGTGGCCGGTTGCCCCAACCAATGATAGGCATTGGAAGTTCGGCTGCGTTCTGGGTTTACTCTGTTTACTGTCATGGTCTTTACCTCCGGGGATATTCGTGGCTGGAAAAGAGGCCGGTCCCGTTGACCGGCCCCAGATTACAAATTATTGGAATTTAATAAATCGCCGTTACATAGGCCCCGTCAGACATCGGGACGTAGTATAGCGAATGGAAAACTTTGCCGGTCGGCATATCGGCGGTCGTGGTCAGGTGCCCGATGGTTGAAGCGGCATTCTTATAACCAACGATAAGCGGGACTCCGAGGCCAACACCTAAGTCAGATAAACCAGCGCTTCCGGTTTTTACATGGTTCGCCCCGGCAACAACACCGCCGCTCCAGACGACCCTTGACCCTTCGGTCATGTCCGTAATAGATGCGCTCACGGTTCCTAACTTCGTCGAAGCGATTGCCCCGCCAGTATGCAGGAGACAGGAATAGGTGTATTGAAACAGCGTACCAGCCGCGCCCAGGACTGAGGTCACTTCCATGAACAGGTACTTCAAAAGGATTGTTCCGTAAACATTGAAATCTTCCACTTGCGCCTGATGCAGATGGACCAGATCGGCACAATCGGCGATGCCGGTATCCACCCTGATACCTGTGACAATATCGCCGATTCTTGCAATGGTACTCGGATTGTAATTAGCCATGATGTTTTATCCTTTCTTGGATAGAGGGGGACCGTCTTTCCAGGCCACCCTGTTAGGGGTTATTTTTCCTTGGGGGCTTTTTCTTTTGCCGGAGCTGGTTCAGGCTTAACGTCCTGCTTGGCTACCTGCTCCGCCTCTTTGAAAGCCTCCATTGCCAGGGCGATTTCTTCCCTGGCAATCTCCCGGGCGATTTGTCTGGTCAAGGCTTGATCTTCTTGCCACATAAGCATTTCTCCTTATGCGTCAACCGAACCAGTATCAAGGGCATACCTAGGACCGCTAAGAATGGCCCAGGCCGCAGCAATAGAAGCCGCAGCGTTGGCGATACTGATCCTGAACCCGATATGCCCCTGAGTCAGATTTTCGGCATCGAACGGAATCAGATAGGTGACGCCCGTAGTCGCTGCCGCCGGTCCTACCGTACCGGGAACAATCCCCGTGGTAGCGGTCAGTTTGGTCGGACCATTCCAGATGTCATCGCTGGCCGATCCGAAAACCGCCGTGGAAACGTAATAGTTGAACGCCAGTTCCGTATGGGTAGTCGGAGTCATATCGTCGCAACTTTCCAGAGTGATAACGGCTGCGGCCCTGGTCGCCACCCCGACAAAAACAAAAATATCGGCATGGCTGTATTTCGCCATTCGGATTACAGCGGTGGAATGGATCGACCCTGTTATGTCATGGGGAATAATCAAAGGAACATAATGCCCCATTTCTGCAATGTAAAAACCTTTCATAATATTTCCCTCCTTGAAGGTGCCAGGGTTTTTATACCCCGGCACCAGGTTTGATTAAGCGATATAGGTTGGAATGGTTTTCTGTTGGTAACGCCCGCCATCAATAATGTAAAGAGCATTGATGAAGTTGGCGGCATTCCCGGCGTCCGCTCCCAAAGAAACCCACTTTCGTTTATTGGTCAGCATGGAAGCCGAAACATAAAAGGCCACCATTGCCGGAATAGCACTCGCCACGATAGTATAGGTCAAGGCGTCAGTCTGCTTGACCCAGGCATCGGTGGTGGTGGTCAGAATGTTGATCCAGATCGGGAATTCAGATCCGGTGGTAAGGGGATAAGTTCCCGCCGTACATTCCGCCGCCGTTAATCCTTCGTGGACCGTCAAGACCACGTTGGTCGCTCCGGCCCCCACATGGGTGACAATCATCAAAACACCATTGGCGTTTTTCAGATTAATCGGCGTGGCCGTATCCAGCATGGCATCGGCGTGAATCCCCTCATGGGCTAAAATAATCGGCAAATTTTCAGGTGTCAACATGGTTGCACCTCCTTAACTTCTGGTCTCAAGGGCCACGAAATGAGATTGAGTAGAACCAGCGCCTCCCTTGTAAGGAGTGAGGGCGGCTGCCCTTATGGGCTGGCCATCGACACGCATAACGAAACGGAATACACTTTCGTCGTAGTTGAACCTCAAATGTATGCTCATATCGCTCTTGATCCCGCCCTTCTCCGCCAGGATATATCCTCCGGCCAGATCGACCAGCATAATATCCCCAACCGTGCCCAGGGTGGCAGCCTGCTCAATCGGCAGGACCGGCTTACCCAGGAGGGTTGAATAGGGTTGCCCACTTAACCCACCGGCAGGCATATAAATCGGAATCCCGCCCGTACCGACGGAAAGGCTCATGGTGTAAAGTTGCGGTTTGGTGTTCTGGTTAATCAACCAAACGGCGTTGGTATTGCTCGACGGAAACAGCCGGGAGTCCATCTTGATGATGTTCTCGGCCATAATGGTGGCCGCCTTCTGTCCTGTTTCCTTGGTTACTGAAACCAGACACCCGGCATTCAAAATCCCCAGGGGTTGACCGGCCCCGGTCCCGTTGATAATGGCATCGTCCAGAAGGAACCCGAACTCGGAGGCGAACCCGGTACGGATAACGCCCTCTAAGGCGGCGGCATCTTCCAGCAGTTCGTCAGTGGCGTAGCACAGACCGATCAACTTTTTAAGGTTCAGTTCAATCTTGCGGAACTTGGGCGCGGAAGCCGTTTTCTGGGCTGCCTCCTCTTCCCAATAGCCCAAGATCCCGCCGCTGCGGTTGGTCACCCGGGAAGTCTCGTCAATTCCGTTAATTTTGATGGAATTGGAATTGCCGGAAATCTGTACTCTCCGACAACGGCTGGCCAGGACTCCGGTTTCAAAAACCTGCTGGAGTAGTTCGCCGGAAAAATCCTGCTGGACCAGGAAGCCACCGTCGCTCGGCACGGACTCCGAAAGACCGGAAGCGGCCCGGACGTTGCGAAGCCGGGGATCGACATGACCACCAGGCATTCCAGCCCGCATAACGGCGGCCAGTTGCTCGCCGAAGGTGCCGAACCGATCCTTGTTGCGTTCCTCCTGCGTGGTTTTAGCAGGCCCGGGTGGGGTCAACGGAGGTCCGGTAGGGGCATCCAGAATGGTCTGCATCCTCTCCTGCCGTTCCTGGGCCATGACGATCCGGCGAAGTTCCTCTACCCCGTCCATCAATTCGTTCTTCAGGGCCAGTTCCGACTCGGACGGATCACGGTTTTCGGCCACGCATTTTGCGTCAATATCGCCAGCCTTTTTCATAAAACGGGCGATGTCCTCTCTGTACTGCGTTAAAGTCTT